TGTAATAAAAAATGTAAAGGGTTGTTTATGTGTAAAAATATTAATATATATACATGCAAATATATTAAATAGTATATCGTTGTATCTAAATATCTTGGTTAATTTAATATTGAATGCTTTACTTATATGATATAGTGCACCATTTGAAAATACACATATACCAATCCAACCATTATATGTAAATGGATAACTAGTAAAAATATATGGAATAAGAGATAAAGTCATTAATATTTCGCTGTAAAAACAATAATTATTATTAAATTGTTTAACATCAGTTTTCATATAATATTATTTAAATATTGTTATATAATATTATATATTTAAATTAATTTTATATAGTAAATGTTCTTGTATTATTTTCTAATAAAAATCTAGCATCAATATTATAATAATCTTTCATTAAATTTAAAAATTGTTCATGTGTTAATATTAATTTTTCTAACTATCTTTAACCAGATAAATAATTATTTATGATATTTAATATCTATTGGCCAGAACCTGCAGGCGTTAATATTAATTTTATACCCGTGGTAGTTAACATCGTTAATATTGCTCTTAATTGATCACCTACTACCCAAAGTTTTGGATAAGGTATCATCCCAATAATCGTTATAACAATCAAATAAATACCAATTCCTGCACTAAGTATTACATTCAATAATATTTCTAATGACGGATTTTTATTTTTTAAATTTTCTTCTACATCTTCGTTCGTAGAAACACAATCATTATTTGAATTTGAATTTGAGTCTGAATTTTCCGAACCTAACCCAGCCCAAAAAGATGCATTATAAGATATCATAGACTCAAAATACTTCGTCATAGTATTTAATATTACAAAAGTTATAGATGATAAAAGAAATAATCGACCCATCTTACATTCGACATCTTTTTTTTTAACTATTGATGCTAAAATATACATTAAAAATATAAGTACAAACCCAATTAATCCTAATATAAGCAGACTATTCTCTAGTAAACTTATTAAAGGCCACGTATTTGCTTTTTTCCCGCCACAAAGTAATGAATATATCATTAAAATAATTGACGATGCTGATACAATAGTTATTAAATCATACATATATGGAAGAACTGATATAATATAACCTAACGTTAGTACTGGAAATGGTATAGAAACCTTAGCTTTACCAATTAGTTTAGTAACTTTCACAGCGCTTAAAAAAACAGCAATGAACATAAAAACTATATTAACTAATCTACAAATAGAATATGCTACATGTAATACATCTTTACTTAGTATGATATCTACTATACGTCCGGTCGAACCTGGTATATATTTACGAAAAAATAACAATAAAAGAAGAAATACGATAAAAATTAATAATAGTCCTTTATAAATATATGCGATAAAGTTGATTTTGTTCTCTGTAATTAACTTTGTATCTAAAGTTATGAAAAATTCGTTGGATATTATATTCAAAAAAATCGTCTCTCCTTTATATAAAATCGAGAATACTTTTTGAAATGGGTTTTCTTTTTTCTCCATCCGCGTTACCCCCTCTCCGCGGTCGTCCTCGCCATAGTCGCCGCCTTTTTGTATTTTATTTATTCTTTTAGTGTTTCTTATATTCATTTATCTATAATATATTTATATTATTATTCTATAAAATTTTCATCTAAATCATCAATATGATTTTTAATATAATTTGATGTGCATATTTTTTTTATTATTTTATCGTCATTTAAAACTGCACCACAGGTTTTCAATATTTTTGCAAAATATGCTTGTTTAGTATCGTCTTCCATATAATCAGGATTACTATCTAACCATTCTTTAATTAATCTAAAATGATTTTTATTTAATGCTTTTAATGCTTCTTTAATTTTTGTTTTATCTTTATCTTTTTCCCATTTATCATCATCTTTAATATATAAAGTTTCTCTCTTTGTATCAGTGCAATGAATAGGTCGTTCATATAAACTTAATTTATTCATATTTTCAATAATAACATTTGTTAAACCTGCTTCTAATCCTCGGGTTTTTGAAAAATCTAAATTTTCTAAAGTTAATTGAATTTGATTTATAAAATCTTTAATATCAATCGCATCTTTACATTTTTCATTTAAGAAAATATTTATATTAAATTTTTGATTATTATTAATTGTGTTATTATTAGTAGTATTATTAACTTTAGGTATAATATCTATTAATTTATTTGTAGTTTCATTTTGGGCATAAAGCATTTGTTTAATATCTTTGTTTTCTTGAATTAAATTAATTATTGTTTCTTCATCAATGGAACTAATAACACTTTTGTTATCATTTTCAGGTTCTTTAATTTCTGGACAGAATTCAATATCACAAGTTTTTTTATGTTTCCACAATCCAGACCTATTTTTGTAAATTTTATTACAATTAGAACATTTAAAAGAAGATGTTTCAAGTGGCGTTTCCACCTCGTTTCCATATGTTTCCAAATATGCGTTTTTATGTTTTTTGGTATTTACGTGTTGATTCCATAAAAAATTACTCGCACAATTGTAATCACATACATCACAATAAAAACTATTTTTTTTGGAAGATTTTTTTTTGGTCTCAGAGTTCATATTTTTGGTTTCCATTTTCATATATATATGGAAACAAAACATATGCTTCTAAATACTTTTTTATGAATATATATTATTATCGTCACATATTTTAAGTATATTTTTAGCGGTTTTTTTGCGGGATAATGGTAATAAAAGTGAAAAAAGGTGATTTTTGAACGAAAAAGTATAAAAGGTAAAATATTTTAAAAATGGACATTTTTTTTATGTCCAATTCGAAAATTTTTGTCAAACTTTTTTTTCCCAATTTTTTCAACTTTTTTTCGTAAAATATTTTTGTGACCTTAATGGTCTAATTTCAATTTTTAAGGTTTTTTTGTGTTTTTTTCTTTAAGTTCTTTTTTAATTATATTATTATATTTGATAAATAATATAATTTGTTTTTATGAGGTTATTTTTGTTTTATATATTTTCGTTTTTTTGTATGTTTTTTGCGTTTACCGCTTCCAGTATTTTGTCTTTTACTTTCATTTGAAGTTTTTTTTCTTATTACGTCAGATAAAATACTTGCTGGCATAAAAGCATGATTACCTGGATCTGGGTCGCCATCATCACTGAGGACTGTATACCACTTATCAGTACGTTTATCTTTGTATCTTTTACGTAATTTACTAGCCTCATTTATTTGTTCTATATGATCTTCTGTATTCATACTAGCACGCGGTGCAACTACACTATTCAAAACAGAATTAGGAGCAGAACTAGTAGTACGAACATCACTTAATGCACTATAATCATGCTCTATGTCTCTGTTAGTTTTTAATTCGGCGGCTTCTTTTAAATTGCGAATTAGTTCTGATGCTAAATAATTTCGTTCATGCAAAAAATATCCTTGTCTAATACTATCAAGTTGATGCTTTACTACTTGTTCTGCATTTCTTATGGCCTGTGCTTCGGCTTCTGTTTTTCTTAATCTTTCAATATTCTCTTGTTGTCTACGAAATGTAGGATGTTGTCTAAGGGTATTAAGTTCGCGGTATACTACTTGTTCGGGCGTTTCATTTGATGTGTTAATATGTCTTTTTTGTGAATGATATGGATTTTGTTGAGATAGAGAGAAGAGAGACTGAACCGCATTTTTTGTTTTATCATCTAATAACCTTCTTTTTTTAGTAGACATTTATATTATTAAAATATAATTTTTAATGTGAATTATATAATATATTATCTTTTAATAGTTTTATTCTTAATTTGTTTTGTATATTTTCTAGTATATTTACTATTCTCATTAATAAATTTTTTAATGTTGTTTTTAATATTATTTGAAATAAGCACATCAATATTTTTTTCAAGTTTAGTTTTATCTAAATATTTTACATTGTATTCTGATAATATTTTCATGTAATTAATAAAATCATTTTTTGTTTTATTAAACTCTTTGAATAATTCGGCATTTTTTTTAAAATATTTACTTATAATTTCACTATATCCAATATTATATGTATAAGGTTGAATCTTTATATATAATACATTATCATGTTTCATATATGGATGATTTTGATCATCTATAAAACAAACTAGTGTGTTAGATTGTAATTCTGTAACATGTAAAAAATCACTATAAGATTTTTCATAAGTTGTTCTATTTTTTTCTACAATTTTACCATTAATTTTATAAGAACGTATAATACGATCAAATAATTTATAATTTAATTTATTATGTATATAAGATATGATAATATCAGCCCAATAATTAGGACCATTATTGTTAGTATAAATCATTACATAATCACAATAACCATCTATTTTCTTTTTTTTTACATATTTTAATATATTAAATATATTTGTTCTAAAAAAAGCAGGAAATAAATCAATAAAACTAAAAAAATACTTATCATCTAGTGTTTTTATATTTAGAAATTTATTTAATGAATTCCAAAATATATAAGGTTGGCTAAAATCACCAAGTGTCTCATCCATATCAAAAACTACAACATTTTTTTTCTTAGTCATAAAATATTTATTAATATAAATAAATATTTTATTATTAATAAAATATTTATACAATGTAGATGAAACTATCAAAGCAAGACTATATTGATATATTAAATTATTATGCAATAAATTTTAATGAAAATTTACCAAAAAAATTATTAAAAAAAATGTGTGAAAAAATAATAGCAGAAAAATTATGTAGATGTATTAAAAAAGTACCAAATAAAGATTTACCAGAATCAAGAGCAATTGGCATATGTAAATGGAGTGTAGTTCAGAAAAAAAATATAGGAATTTATAAATTTTCATGTAAAAAGAAAAAAGAATTAAAATTAAAAAATAATACGAATCCAAATAAAGACAAAATATATAAAATAGTAAATGGAAGATTAAATATTAAAAATAAAACACAAAAAAGAAAATAATAATTTACTTATTAAGATAATCAATTGCTTTTAATAATATATGTTCTTGATGTGATATTTTTTGAAATATTAAATTTTCATTTAAATAAATAGTAAAATATTTACTATTATACGTTTTTAAACATAATGTTATCCCTTTATCATGTATTTTAATATCACATAATACTGCGCCATTTGTAATTTTTATATCTGTAATATTTTTTAAACTAATCCATCTTATATTATAACCATAATTTAAATCTTTAATATCATCTATATATCTATAACCTTTTAATTTTGAATGAAATTCTTTTAAATCTGTTTTTTTTAATCCTAATTGTTGCAAAATATCATTTTTTACAGCTTTAATTTCTTGAATATTTGTATTAATTATACTTAAATTATTATCATTTTGTAATGCATCATGCAGTAATTCTATATTCATATATAATATAATATATTATATATTATTATATATTATTAATATATTATATTTTTTTATTGACTTTTTTAGTGTGTTTTTTTATTGATAGTTAATTTATGAAACATAATTATATATATATTTATATAATTGTGTAATTATATCATTACTATTTATTTGTATTATTTTCACTATAAACTTTTAAAGTTCTAGCACTAGCATCGTTTGCAGTTACATATTTAGGCATCCAATAATATTTTATTAAATTATCAGTAGAGTGGTAATGCATATTATATATATATCTATAATATGCTTGTTCCATAGTAGTAGGTATATTATTACTAATTGGAAATTCATTATAAATATTGATTAAAGATACTAATTTGTGATGTAATTCAGGATTAATATCATTCATATAAGTAAGTTTATCATTAATAATTTGAAACCATGATTTATTTAAACTACTTACACCGTCACTAAATGCTTCTTTAGTTCTCCATAAGATTTGGGTAGGTAAAAATGTGGGCATAATATCATTAAATGCTTTTCTGAGTAAATATTTTTCACAATGTTCTTTAGTGGTATTAAAACGAATATTTCTATTTATAGATAAATAGAATTCAACCCATGATTTATCTAAAAATGGTGTACGTGGTTCAAGACCGTGAGAAGATATACAACGATCACTTCTTAAAACATCATACATATAAATATCTTCAAGAAGTCTTTTAGATTCTCTATCAAATTCATATGCATTAGGTGCTTTTTTAAAATATAAATATCCGCCCATTAATTCGTCTGCACCATCACCATTAAATATAACTTTGCAATTAGTATTTTCTTTTATATATTTACCAATTAAATAATTACCAACACTGGCACGAACAGTGGTAGTATCATATGATTCAATATTATGAATAACTTCAGGTATAGCATTAAAGAATTGATCTTCTGATAAAATTATTTCATGATGATTAGTTCCAAGATGAGCAGCAACAATAGCAGCATATTTAAGATCTTCAGAGCCAGGCAGTCCAATACTAAAAGTATGTAATGGTTGTTCTGATATATAAAATTTATTAACTAATGCAGCAATTATACTACTATCTAAACCACCCGATAATAAACAACCAATAGGTCTTTCACATGTATCTTTAACACGTTTTTCAACAGCATTATTAAGATGATTAACAATATTTTGAAATAAATAGTCAAATGTATAATTAATATTTGAACAAGGAAAGGAAGTATATTTTTTATAATGAAAATTGATATGTTCAGTATCAGTATTGTCAATAATCATATAATTACCAGGGGAGAAATGATGTATATTTTTTTTTATGGTAGTTAAAGGATATAATACTTTTAATTCACTAGCAAAAGCAATGGTATTATTTTCATACAAATAATATAGAGGTCTAACACCATATGGGTCTCTGCTAACTATAATTTTATTAATATTTTTATCATATATAATAAATGCAAAAACACCATCTAATATAGATAATGTATATTCTATTCCATATTTTTGATATAAATGAAGAATAATTTCACAGTCAGAGTTGGTTGTTAAGTTAATAGAATTTTCAATGGCAAGTTGTCTAAAATTATATATTTCACCATTGCAAACAAGAATCATATTATTAATTTCAAATGGTTGATTTGATTTAGTATTTAAACCATTAATTGCAAGACGATGAAAACCAATATAAAAATTATCATAAAGATTAATTGTAGAAAATTCAGGACCACGTTTTTTACCTATTTCAAATGAAGTATATATTTTAGATTCATTAATATGAGTTTTAGTTGAAGTATTTAAAATACCAAATATGCCACACATGTTTTACTAGTATATATAAAAATATCTCTTTAGATAATTTAAGTAAAAATAAAATAATAATGAAAATAAAAATATTTTTTTTTTTAAAATATTTTATTATAGTAAATGTATGATAGTGTTAAATTGCAAAATTTTGAAAAATTGAATACAATGAATGCTAATTTATATACAAGAAATATTCCATCAAATGATATACAGGTAAATTTTGATCCAAGACCAGTAAATACAAAATATAGATTTTTACCATTAATAGATGATAGAAAAGAATCAACAATACCTATTATAAATAAAGGCAGTTATAATATTGAAAAAACATTTAATCCAGGAACAACAAAACCTAATTATAGTGGATTTGCAAATAATATAGATAAAGAAAGTACATTGAGAAATCAATTTTTTGCTTTACAAGCAGCAGATCAAGCAAAATATATACCTGATTCAACAAGTGATTTATATATGAATACAATAAATTTTCAAACTGTTTCTGATAATTTAGATGAAAGTATGTTATTTAGAGAGTCAAATTTTTTAAATTTTAATCCAAATCCATCATCTATTATAGGTAATAGATTATTTAATAATTCAACGCGTGTTCAATTAAAAAATTTAAAATAAAAATTAATATTATTATATGAATAACAATATTAATAAATTAGATTTATTATTTTTAAGTAATAAAGAATTGTATAATAAATTATTAGAAAATAATCAGAATAACTATATAGATATAAAAAATGATGTTATAAAATATAAAAAAGAAATAAAAATACGAATTAATAAAATACTAGATAATTATTTAGATAATAATATTGATATCAATAAAATATTAAAATCAAAAAATGATAGCGAAAAATATAAACATAATTTTTACATTTTTTTATTAAATTTAATAGAGAATATAAAACTACAAGAACTAAGAAAATCAATAAATAAAGATTTAAGCGGTGTAAAAAATATTTCTAATCTTAATACATATGATTTATGTAGTAATATACTACAATTAGATATAAAATTAGCAGAAAATAATAATAAAGTAAATAAAATAATAAATCTAGATGATTTTGTTAATAAAAAAAATCAGGTATATAAAAAAAAAATTCTACCAAAAAAACGATAATATATAATATTATATATATATAAATATAAATACTATGGAAAAAAGTAAAAAAAAAATAAGAAATAAAAAATTTAAAACCTTAAAATGTTCACCGAATCAAGATAAAAAAAAACTAGGTGATTTAAAAGGAATATCGTGTTATAGTAAAAAAAATATATTAGAAATGAAAGCAATATGGAATAAAAAAAATACTAATAAAATAACAACGAATAATCCAGTTGAAATATGGAATTTTTTAAAAAATAATTTATCAGATAAGTGTTACAATGAGTTATGTTGGTTAAATGATCAAACATTTAATTCTAAGATAGATAAAAATAAAATAATGAAAAAAATATTTAGACCTTTTTCACCTGAATCTTGGAAAAATAAACCATACGAGTGGTTGTCTAGTATAGATATATTAAAAGTAATGAATCAATATCAAAATAAATATAGTAATTTTATTTTTATAGGTCCATCGCCTATTGATTTTGATAATAAATCACTAATGGGAACATGTGTATGGGATAAATTATGTAAATTTAATTTAAATAAATATATAAAACATAAATCAAAAATAGGAATAATATTTAATTTGGATCCTCACTATAAAGACGGTTCACATTGGGTTGCATTATTTATAGACATAAAAAAAAAATTCTTATTTTATTTTGATAGCAATGGTGATAAGATACCAAAAGAGATTAAAATATTTGCGGATAGAATAATTGAACAAGGTAATGAATTAAATACAAACTTAAAATTAATGACAAATGAAGATATGGAACATCAAAAGAAAGATGGACAATGTGGAATGTATACATTATATTTTATAATTGAATTATTAAAAGAATCAAAAACCCCAGAATATTTTAAAACACATAGAATAACAGACGAGGAAATGAAAAAATATAGAAAAAAATATTTTAATAGTAATTAATATTATAATAGTAATTAATATTATTTAAAAATTTAATAATAATATTAATGGTTGCGTAACTCTCATTAAAATCAGAAAATTTCATATGTATATTTAAATAAATATAATTAAAGAAAATAAAATAACCTTAGTTTGTATTTAAAAATAACAATTTAGTATATAATAATGGATTATATACGAAGTGAAAAAAATAAAGGATTTTTATGGAATATTTTATATGAAAAAAATATTTTTAATGGAATTCCAAATAATAATTTAGATAAAGTAAAAGAGTTATTTGAATCTATTATTATAAATGTATCAGAAAATATAAATAGTTCTGAAATAATAGAAATAAATAAAGAAATTTTAAAAACATTAAATACTGAACTTCAAAATTTAAAGTATAATTTATTAGAGAGTAAAAATATAAAAGATGATTTTAAAGATGAAAAAAAATTAATATTTGATCAAAATTTAGAAAATCAAAAAAATTCATTAAATGAATTAATAAATCCAAGTAAACCAAGTGAAATAGATTTTAGTGATAAAACAGATAAACCTATTGGTAATAATGAAATGAATAAAATATTAGAAGAAATGCAAAAAGAAAGAAATATAAAATTAAATAATATAGAATTTAAAATATCTGATGAAAAAATAATAAAAGCAGATAATATTATGAGTGAAAGTGAATATAAAAATAATGAAATTCCAAAATTAAAGATAGAGTCATTTGAAGAATTATTAGAATCTGAAGTAGTTAATTTAAATGAGTCGTCTTATAAAAAAATAGATAATATAAAAAATGATGATATTCAATTAAGAAATATTAATAAATTATTAGAAAATGAATATAAAGCAGAGTATAAAATAAATGCGGGTATTAAATTAGATAATATAAATAAACTAATAAATAAAATATTAGTTAATCAAGAAAAAATAATGAACAAATTAGAGTTAATATGATTTAATATGATTTAATATGATTTAATATGATTTCATATGATTTAATTTTATATTTTTTATAAAATTAAATTAATCATTTAAGACAACTTTATTTTTTCCTTTTTCTGAAATAAGATAACCAATGTGTATTAATTCACCTTTAGTATATGCGTCGTGATCATAAACTTTATTAGTTTCTTTATCTAATCCATAGTTAGTATTTCTAATTTTATATAATTTAATAAGTATTTTTTTTTTATTTAATTGCATAACTTTATCTAAATCTTGATTATTAATATTAGGGGTATACATTAGTTTATCTTCAGTAGCATTACCAATAGTAAAACATGTAAGTTTTTCTTTAGACGAGGATCTAGTATGTATACTACAATCAATAGCTGATTTTTTAACATTATTTAATAATTCTTTATTAAGTTCTTCTTTAATAGTTGATATTTCGAATAAAAATTCATCACTAGTAATAAGTTTTTTTTTATCTTTTTTACTAACATCATTAAGTTTTAAATCAATTGATATATTTTCAATTTGTTTATCGGTAAATTTCATTAAATATAAGAATACTTCAACAGTCTGTAATTCTTTAGGAAGTTCGCTGTGACTACATATACGTCTTGCGCGGCCAATAACTTGTTGATTTCTAACAGGATGCCAATATGGTTCAGTTATATGAACATATCTAACATTTTTCAAACTGATACCTTCTGCCCCGGAAGAGGTAATCATTAAAACTTTAATAACTTCTCCATAAAAATTATTAGGATTAATAGTTTTTAATTGAGTAACAATATTAGATGGAACAACTTTCCAATTACTATTTAATACATTTTTAATAATATCTCTTTCTTCGGGTGTTTCATCACCACTATATGAAGCATACATAGGCTTTCCAATATCATCTGGATCTATATTAAATGAATATTCGCCGGTAGTAGATTTTTTTAATTTAAATTCAGCAAAACCATTTTGTTTTAAAACAAGTTTAAATATTCCAATACCTTCAAGTGTTTTAAATTGTGAATATATTAAGTGAATTCCTCTATTGGAAGAATCGAGTATATTATTTAACATAGTTAAGAATTTAGGACTATATGTTGAAAGTTTGTCTTGTGTTAAATATTTAGAAGAATTTTTATCAAGTTCTATGAGAGATTGTTGTATTCTAGCAGGATAAGATGTATCTTTAATTTCATCTAATTGTTTTTTAATATCTTGTAAATCTTCTTGTTCATAATTATTATCCATATTATTAAGTTTATTTTGTGCGGTAGTATCGTCTAATATATCTTCAGCAACATTTTCTATATTTTCAACAGCAGTAATAGCGGTTTCAATTGTATCATCTTTATTAGGCATAGGTCTTTTAATATCTGGTTTAGGGAATACAAAGTTACAAAATGCACGAGAGAAGATGCGATATGTAGAAACGGAATCGCTGTAAATATCGTCATTTTGTAATTTATTTTTAGTTTTTTTAGATTTATTATTTTTTTCAAGTTTTCTTTCTTGTATTCTGGCTTCTTGATATTGTGAAAATTGAAAATCGCTCATAGGAATTTGTATAATTTTAACTTCATCATCATTATATTTTGGCATAAGTTGTTCTTGTGCGCTTCTAAAATAAGATGTTAAGCCTATAATACGCATTTTAAACATATTAATATTTTTCATTTGATTTTTAGTATCTATAAATAAATCTTTAAATGTATCAAAATTATCAGGTAATGATTTAAAGGGATTAATTTTAATATTATTGTCTTCTATTTTAATATTAAGAGATTTAAATATATTTAATAGTTGCTCTTTAAATTCGGTAATATAAAAACTTTCAGTTGAAAATTGAAGTTTATTTTTAGATGTTTTTACAAAACCGAAGGGATTTTTTGTAATATTTAATTCTTTAGTGAGAGAATTAAATTCTAATGAATCGATATGATTAAATATTCCTTTAGATTTAAATAAATCAATTAAATAATCTTGTGTTATGGTAGTGCCATTAACTTTATTATCAATAATTTTAGTAGAATATGTGTATATATAACCTCTTAAAATATTAAATAATATAGCAATTTCATGTGGATAATTAATTATTGGTGTTCCTGAGAGAAGTATAATTTTACAATTTTCAGCTTCCATTAAATAGTTATACATTTTCATAGATAATGAAGTTGGTCTAGAAAGTTTATTAACAATTCTACTAATAAAATTATGTGCTTCATCTATAATTAGAACTTTATTAGAAAAAGGATTGATAGTATAATTATTTGTTAATGATGCAAGATGACTATTTCTTAATCCATTATAATTAATAAATTCATATTTATATGAGATCATTAAATTAACTTGCTCATTAATTTTTTTTTGATCATCAAAATTAAGTGATTCATAATTAGGTTCTTTTTGTATATTAACAAACCATGCACCATTATTTTTAATAATTGTTTCTTCTGGTATTTTTAATATAGAACTGAGTGATTTAGCTAAATCAGCAGATGATGTAGTATCAATAAATTCCCAATATTGATTTTTTTTATATAAATAGTCACCACATTTTTTTAGTTCTTCATAATAATTATCACGTAATGATGCAGGTGTCATTACTAAGATTTTGCGATCATTTTTTATACCTTCGGCAATAGCAATAGAAGAACATGTTTTACCTGAACCTAAACCATGATATAATAATAAACCTCTATATGGTGTAAATATATTAATATAATCTCTTACAATTTTTTGATGAGTTAATAATGAAAAATCTTTTTTTAGAGATTCATCACAACTAACTGTAATTTTTCCTTCAGCAATATCTTTTTCTTCTTGTAATAATTGTTCTTTATATGGTAAAAATAATTTATTAATTGAATTAATAAAAATTTCTCTATTATATAAATAATAATCAGGTGCTTTAATTAATATATTTTGATTGGATGTAGATAGCCGATCTTTTAATTTAGTATCACCAATAATAGAATCTTCATCTGGTTTATAATCAGATATTAATTTAGATTTTTTCTTATATTCAGTTTTAATAATAGTTTTAACATTAGATAAATCATGTATAATAGATTTGCTATCTGTTGTTATTTTACTCTTAGTAGTTTTACTAGTAGGTCCAAACGGTAATAATTGAATTAATTCATCAGTTTTTACTATGTCGGTAAATATATCTTCGAGTATCAAATTTTCTTTAACGATATCTTTAATAGGCGATTTATATTTGTCATCTTTATGTTTAATATTTGATATTTCATCGGTATTATATATACCAAGTTTACTTTGAATTTTATTAATAAATTTCTGAGAATCAATTAATTGCTCACCAGTTTTATCAATTATAGTTGGAAGTTGCATAGATTTTTTTTTTTCAATAAAAAAATCTGTTTGAGTGGATTTTTTAGGTAAAGGTTTTATTTTAAGTAAATCAATTTTATCATCGAAAGTTTCCATATTAAACTATATATATATAATATAGTTTAATAGTATTTAATTAAATATATATTTACTAAATTAAAGTTTATTATTATATTGTTCTATAAGTTTAATAGCATTTTCACAAGCAGATTGTTCGGCTTTCTTTTTAATTTTATGTTCTGCTTTACTAATAAATATTAGTAATTTAGGATTAGTTTCAAGCAGTTTATGTATTTCTTTAAAAGTTTTTAAATTTTTAAAATCAATTGCTTGATTTATATCACAATTATGAATATTTCTTCCAAAACTAATATAAAGACCCATTATATAGATTTTATCTGTTTCTAATTCAGACTTATTTTGCATTTCAACATAATCAGGTGTTAATTTAAATTCTTTTTGAATTATAACTTGTAATTTATTTTTATAATTATCATCATTAGCAATAAGTTTTGTCCAATCTACGTGTTTTTCAAATACATGTTCAACAAAGACTTGTGCCATTTGTAATCCCGGTCCACATGTAAATATATTTTCAAACCATCCATGGTCATCATTTACTTGAATACGATTATAATCAAGAAATATAGCACCTAAAAATGCTTCAAATAAACATCCTAATTTTTTTAGATTAGTTCGAATATTTTTTTCCTCGGCGTGTCTAGATATTATATAAAAATTATGTAATCCTAAGTCATATGCTAATTTTCCAATATGTTCATTTTTAACAAGTGCAATTTTTTTTTCTGTCATAAAACCTTCATCTGCTTTAGGAAATCTTTTATATAAATAATATTTAGTAATACATTCAAGAACGCCATCACCAATAAATTCAAGTCTCTCATTTGATTTAGTTTTAATCGGTAAACAATCATCGGGTTTTTCAACTAAAATTATATTTGATTCTTCATTTTCTAATTTAGGTTTTTTTGTATATGAACGATGAATAAATGCTCGTTTATAGAGTTCAATATTAAAAGGTTTAGCAAAAATTCCATAATTTTTCAAAATCTCTATAATATTATTCATTTGTATTTCTTTATTTAATGGATTATATGGATTAAATATTAATTCTTCAGAAATAATATTCTCATCATTATGAATATTATTATATTCAGATTCAGATTCAATATCACTATTGTTATCTAATAAACATAAATTATTTGATAAAGATTTATTCATATTATGAGTTATTATTATATTGTTTTTAATATAAATTAAAACAATTTTTTATAAAATAAAAATATAATTTTATAGAATAAAAAAAAAATATATTATAATATTATAAAAATATGCCACGTGCTAATTTACTAGGATCTAATTTATATACAAATAATACATGCCATTATGGCTCAATGGCTGGTTTGGCCCCCACATCTACTGTTAGACCTAATATAACCGGTCTAGCGGGATATAAAGTAGCGGCAGTAGCAGCAAATCAACATAGAAGAGACGGAACTATAATCACCAGCAATACAAATGCATTGAATAATGGTTGCGGGTTAGGAAAAAACTGTTCGAGTGGAGAAAAATGTTTGAAACACTTAAGACTCTGGATTCCAACCATGCCCTAAATTTCTCTAATAGATTGCTGCGGAGATAATACGTATACAACTACTTCCCTATAAATAATTATTTTTATATATATAAATAATTATTTAAACGTAAATTTCTATTAAATTTAATGAAACTTTATATCGATAATAGAGAACCTAAAGAAATAATAAATTATTTAAAAGTTTTAAATGATAATAATAAGTATACAATTGAGATTAGTAATTTAGATTTAGGTGATTACTTAATATATGATGAAAATACCGATAAAACTATTGTAATAATAGAGAGAAAATCATTATCTGATTTAGAATGTAGTATTAAAGATGGTAGATATAATGAACAATCATTTAGATTAGATGGTAATATATTACATAATCATAATATATATTATTTGATAGAAGGAAATATAATAAATTATAAAAATGAAAAATTTAAAAAAACTCTTTATTCATCATTAGTATCAATAAGTTATTACAAAGGTTTCTCAATTTTAAATTCAGTAAATAATATTGAATCAGCAGAAATAATCAATGGGTTTGTAAATAAATTATTACGTGAAAATAATAAAGAATGTTATTATAAAAATATAATTGAGCATGATAACTCTGTATCAAAAGAAGATTATGTAAATGTAATAAAAACATCAAAAAAAGCCAATGTTACACCCGATAATATTGATATCATAATGTTAATGCAAATACCAAATGTAAGTTATAATAGTGCAATTACTATTATAAATAAATTTATAACATTAAAAAATTTAATAACTGAATTAGAAAATGATAATGAATGCATTAATTCTCTTAAATTAGAAAGTTCAAATCGAAAAATTTCAAAAAATGTAGTTGAAAATATAAAACAATACTTATTAAAATAGAATATAAATTATTATATTATATATAATAATGAAATTTACTATGGAATTTTATAAAAATTTAGCCTACACTGTTTTAGGATTTTTATTTATAATTATAATTTTTAGTTGTTTTAATTATCAAAAAAAAGTAGTCCAAAATTTATCATTTAGAGAGAATACTAACCTAAATTCTAACATAGAAGGATTTACAAATAATAAATTAAAAAAAAATAATTTTAATAAAGATGACGATTTATTTAAAATGATACAAAATAAACTAAAAGGTTTAACAGAAGAATTAGGAGGCAAAGATGGTCAACAAGAAGTTAAAGATTTATTACTCAGTACAAAAAAAATAATAAATTTAGAATGTGCCAAATGTATGGTAGATATGTTAGACGAAAATAAAGGAAATAGAACAATTGATGTTGAAAAATTAATAAATACTAATAATAATGATAATTGTTCTAAATGTAAAAAATATACAGAATTATCTGATACTATTAAATCTATGATTGATAATTTATAAAATATTAATAATATTAATAATATTAATTTAAAAATAAAAATATTATTAATAAAAACAATGTACAGACTTATTCCTCTTAGAAATTTGCGCAGGACAAAAGGTGTTAAATTTGACGAAATGGTTCCATCTGATATTCCAAAAATTCACGGAATAGATAGAGTAATTCATGGTCCAAACTCAATTTCACCCGCGCCAGTAGAAGAAATAGTGCCACCTGTTAAACGACCATGGTATATGCATACAGGACAAGATGATAATTTATTAGTTTTACA